AATGTAACGGGGTCGTAGGGCTAGCCCCTACAAAAATTGAAATCCATATCATTCCTTACTTGCAAGATGGATAGCACTAACTCAATATCAGGGAGGTTCGGAACCGTAGGTTCTGAATGGTACACGCGCTGCAGATCACCGTGGACACGTGCCTCTGAACAAGAAATTGTAGCGGCTACCAACTATTTAAAGACCGCGCAAGAAGAGCAGTCGGTTGGTCAATTCAAAGATGTACGTTACAAGGGAGAAACCATTTACACGGTTTACATGCATGGTGACACTCTAGTGGAGTTGTTATACGATGAACCAGCACACGTTTCCTACATCAACCGTCTTACTACGTAGGACTCTATATCCCGAATATAACGGGGACGTAGGGGTGTACCCCTACGCTTCAACTCATGGTTCTAATTTTACTCATGATGTAGGCGCGATCCTCTTCATTCTTTTTGGCACGTTGTTGTGGTGTCAGCTTCTCTTTTTTTTTCATGTAGAGGACGCCTCCCAGGATAGCAACAAAAAGGATAAATAAGCCAATATTAACGAGTTTGGTATAATAATTCATTTTATACTCTTTGCATTTTTCAAAGGATTCTAAAAAATAAGCTTTGATACCTGGTTCTGTCAGGTGCTCCATGGTTTATTCTTCCTAAAAAATATATAAGGTTTAAACTATGATAGGTTCTTCTATGGGTACTTTTTTCTGGTTATCCGCCGCCTACTTTTATTTCAAATATACGATGAAATTCTCCGATAAAGCCAATCTACTTTTTTTTGCCGTTATTGTTGGTTTCATGTATTTCATTAACATGGCCATTATTCAATCCAAATGTAGTTCACCCATGCCGGTCTTTAGAGCAACGTTTTTACCATGGACTTTTATGTTTGGAAGTGTTTTAGTTGCCCTTACCTTATTCCCTAGCTGGAAAACACCTTTTTCTAACACGTTTGGCTATATTGTAGCAAGAATAGCAGGTGGTACTCAAACCTTGTTGGAGTTACTTGTACCAAACAAGCCTCTACAATACGTCTATGAAGATCCATCGTTACTATTGAATCAATTCACCACAACGAATTTTGAAACCATGTTTGAATCCATGAAGGAAATATTGATAGATGATCCCGTTAAAAAAGAAGCATTGTTACAAGTGATTCGCTTGAAAGAAATCATATCCGAATGGATATGGTTTTTATTAGCGGGTAGTGTAGCCATTAGTAGTTCCTATACTATTTTAATGAACACGGAGTGTACTAAAACTGCCGAGGAATATGTGTTGGAAAATAATATTGCCATGGCAGAAAGAAAAGAGAAACCGGTTCCCACGTTGTACACGATTACAGATTAACATAAATAGATGCCGTATAGGAAAAAATAGCTAATAAAAAGACGACTAACCATAAGGGTGTCACTGATTTTTTGCGGTATCCAATTCCAAAAGGTCGTAGTGATCCGTCCGGTTGATAAATTAACACTGGTTTCATCCAATGAATCAATCCAAAAGATGCTAAAAATAATAAAATAGCAATCGTTAAACGATCCATACTACAACACCTTATTTTATTCATCATCCGAATCGTCATTTCCATCTGTACCAAAATCAAGATCCCTTGCCATTTGTCCTAACGACAAATCCAATGGGTCCACATCTGTCAACTCAATGGCTTCTGTCACTACAAACTCATTGGCTTCATAACGATCCGCGATATAATCACGACTTCTTCCAAGTTGTGCTTTTTTCGTCAAATTGGTTTCTTCTAAAAATAAACTAGAATATTTCTTTTCAGGATCCATGGCATTGAATTGGACACGTCTCTGATTCGCTTCCGTTGCTTTATCTTTCAAGGTTCTACGTTGTATTTCTTCATACGATAAATAAATACCCTTGTGTTCTTTAAGAAACGTTTCCATGTAGAGTGTAAGCAACGTCAACGTTCTTTTACGATCCCCATATCCCACATATTTCTGAAAGATGAAAAAAATGTAGTATTCGTATTCAGCGCGGCTACAGGGTCGTTGAAGTGAATCCATAATCTCCGTTATCTCTGGATCTTCTAACAACGTATCTAACCCCAATCCTACAGGATCAAAGGAACGTAAATCGGTAAAGATTTGTTTTTTAATCAAGTCTGTTAATTTTTGTTTATGTTGTAACGATAAAAAGGGAAGGGATAGAGGTATTTGTTGAAAGGAAATGGTATGCATGATAAAGGAAGGGTAGGCTCTCGCAATGTTTTGGATAAAGGTGCGAAGATACAATAGAGGTATAGTAGGTGGTATAAAATCAACGGTGATTAGTTTGGCAAGGTCACGCTTCAACGGCGGTATTAATAATTCAAATGCTTTTTGTACGGGCTTTTTTTCTTCTAAGACTAGAGGTTTATCTAACAAAATGGGAGTTGCCGCAAGGATGATTGGGGACACCGTCTCATAGATAAAAGGGATGGTTCTCCTACGTGGTTCAGAACTGCGTGGTTCTTCTTGTTTTTTAGGCAGTTCACCTCTCCAACTACTAATTTTGGTGGATTCCATGGGTGTTTCGTGCTTGACACGTTCTTGAAGGTGATGCATCAGCTGAAAAGGTGGTTGATTCTTTACGTGAAATGGTGGTAAAAAGGATTTCCAGGAAGACGATTTGGTACGAACCACTTTTTTCGTTTGAATCATTTGAACCCCATATTTGGTAGAAATGGACTTCATTTCATCTAGAATGTCTTTTCTGGACATTGCTTCTTCCATGTGAAAACGGGCAAGAATCACGTTGAAGCGCGACTGACGTTTCAACAAGGCAGCAATGGCATCTTCCGTATTCGTTTGATAAAAAATCTCTGCTACTTTCAACACAAAGGCGATACTTTTGACAAGTACAGCGGATTCACTGACCAATTCATGAATCATGTAATTGTAGTAGCGGGTTACGTTGACTTTGGCTACCGTAGACGTTTCATTGAGTATCTCTACAATTAACGGCGTATTCGGATGAATGTCACGCGGCAACTCTAAAAAGAAATCTTCTACCACTGTACTTCGCACCATATCGTCAAAAGAAGACGACGTATCTAGGGATGCTACATAAATACCGCCGATTGTCGTTACGATGCTATCGTCTTGTACTTGTAAATGTCCTTGCTTTTTCAATTCTTCTAATTGGGAAGCATACGTATCCGTTTCATACGCTTCTATCAATCGGTCAAACACAAGGGGGATTAATTTCGTATCCGTTTCCTCACAATAATACCAGGAAGAATCTTCACCTTTCAAGGCAACACGCGTGTACTGCGCGATAAATTGTTTCAACTCTTGGTACCGTTCCTGGTAAGGTTTTTGTAAAATAAATTGTAACATGTTTGTATAAGGTGATTGAGTAATGTGACTAATCGCCGTTTTTACAAAGCGATCTATTTTTCTTTCTTTCAACATTGCCATCCGTTCAACTTCCCGTGTAAACAAATCCTTTTTACGTTGTAAGTATGCCGTGCGTTCCAACGCCGTTTTGTAATATTCTATTTTTACTTCTTGCACCATGCTGTCCAGCGTATTTTGTTTTAGTTTGAACATGAAATCATTACACGGCGGTTCACAGTCTGGTTCTGCCGTACAAGGGTATGGACCAGAACACGTTTCGTCTAGTTTCCAATCGTCTTGTACTCTCTTGTAGTACTGTTCCCCTACTTTGGCATATTCGCCGTTGACGACGCGTCTTTTTTGGTTGAGGAAGTGTGGAGCATATAGGGCAGCTGCTGAAGGTAACATGCGTTTGACTTGAATGAGGAATCGCATCATGTCTTCAATGCTGGTGTACGCTTCCATTTCTGTATAGTCGGTGCGATCATACTCCTTGTCATGAAAAACGACGCCCTTGTCTGCCTTGAGTGCCTTTACCGTAGCGTATTGTTTTACAATGGGTGGAGAAACGGGCTTATCTAGGACTACCTTGTCTACAAATTTGCGTTCATCCAACGTAAAGGCCATTGCTTCCGTCGTGGCATACAGGGATACTTGATCCATGGTGAGCGCGATAGGCGGCGGGCTTGCATGATAGGCTGGATAATTGACTTTGCGATAATTTTGTACGGATCTTTCCAAAGGGTACTGAAACCGAAATACATCGTCTTCGGAAAGGTCATTCTTCTTGAGATCAAATGGACCCAAATATTGTAAATAATGGTATATGGAAAATAAATCAAAGGTTACTAATTGATCCTGTACTTCAGGTAGAACAATGGTATCACGTTTCAACCCATCTGTATGGGTAAGATGCGATACAATAGAAAGATGGGGTATCTTTTGTAACAACGGTAATTCGGTAGATTGGTACTGATACCGATCTGGTGAAAATAAGTAATATCCATTGGGGTGAATTACTTCCGGTGTAGTATGCAATAAAGAATAAGGCGCGTTCACCACTTGAGGTATAAGGGCAGCCGTTTTGATACGTGATTCATCCTTGTACGTTTTACATATTTTTCCATTTGCAATAAATGTAAGTTGTGACTCTTTCACGTCTTGTCCTTTTTCATTGAAAAAAGGTTGAAACTCTTGCGCGATTTGTTTATAAACGCTCAAGTAAGATTCGGATTTTTCTTGTAGGGCCTGGATACGTTCTATCCAATTCTCATTATCTAAATCCAATGGGTATAATTTACGTTTCAGTGAAACAATCGGAAATGCCCATGGATAATGTTTTTCACGTGTCCATTTTGGCTCCAAGGTTTGCGTGGAAAAGGTATGACGAAGTTCTTTGAAACGTTGCACGATTCGCGTTACTTCTTGAATATGTTTTGACGTTTGTTTCGTGAGAAGTCGGTCCATTAAATCACTGACCTGACGATCCAAGGTAAATCTAGATTGACTTTCGGATACAAAGACGTCCATTTCTTCATATTCTACTTCTAATCCTCCATCTACTACAATAGACAGGATGGATGGTGGTGGTCCTTTGTATTCAAAATCAATATAAATGATAGTTCCATCGGATAATAACACTTCTAATTGATCTTTTTCTAAAGTTTGAATGATTCCATAAAGAGGATCTGGTTGAAAATCTACTTCTATACGAACCTTTTTTTCTGGTAACAACCCTCGTGTTTCTGCAAATCCTGGTATAATGGCTGAATGTACCAAGACGATTTCAGCGTCTACAACACCATCTTGTATGAAAAGGGTATGTTCTTCCGTTGGATTACGTAATTTCATGTAAGTGGGATTTATCTCTACAATTAAAAAAAAACCATTTAATTCTGAAGACGTAAGATGGAGAATATCTTGAGGTTTCAACTCCATTGTATTACCTTTAGAAAAAGTATCTAAAGCGATTCAGTGAAAATAGTATAGATGATCCATTCTATGGTGGGACCATATACCTTGATCAAATATCAGCCCGAGGACAAATACAATCCATTGTTTCGTCTTTTTCGGTCTGTTATTTACAAGGGAGATACGCTCATATGCATGTCTCCCGGTAAATCTGTACCACTAGATGAAACCATTCCCTTGGCCGACTATACAGTAGAGGACTTTGTAGAGGGTATCATGATTAATGCCTTTTACGATGACGGCTGGAAGATCGCCACCAAATCCAATATTGGTGCCAACTGTAAGTTTGATTCCACGCGTACCTTTGCCGAATTGTTTGACGACTGTAAGGCCGCTATGGGGCTATCCTTGGATACGCTAAATCCAGAATTTTCATATAGTTTTGTGATGCAACACCCTGACCATCGTATCGTGACGTTGACGAAGCCAACCTTGACCTGTGTGGCCAAGTTCAAAGAACAAGATGAGTTTTTGTCGGACTTGTTTCCGCCCACCAGGCATGTCTTTTCTTCATGGGATGAGGCAAAGGCGGCTGCGCAAAAGGGTCTTTGTAAAGGTCTCGTGTTCAAGTACAAGGGTAAGCGATCCAAGATACGCAACGTACTGCATCATTCCATTGAGACCATGAAGCTAAACGTTCCCTTTCCAGAGCGATACGTAAAGATGCGAAATAAGCCACAGTTGGCAGAATATTTGTTTTATTTTCCAGAAGAAAAAGAAAAGGCAGCCGCGTTGGAAACAAAGATTCAAAACGAGACCCTACTGCTACATAATACGTACCGTGACTGTTTCATGTTCAAAAAGGAAAAGGCAAAGGATCATTCCATGAAGTCGGCGTTGTATGATTTGCATACCATTTACTTGCAAGAATTATATCCTCGCTCTCTCTCTAAAAAGAGGGTAGAAGAGTACGTTTGTAAACATATCTGGATGTTATAACTGGTCCGGCTCCCAAAGAGTTTCCTGCTTTAAAAGTACGGGTGAATAAAAACGTTTTTGTTGTACCAACTCTTTGTATAGGGATGTATGATAAGGTGAAGGTTTAAATCCTTCCTCGTAAGGATACTTTGTATGAAATAAATGATTGTATAAATAATGATAACTGTTCTTTTCGTAAGGAAAAAAAGAGTTGATTTCATAAAGTCGTATTTGTAACAGTTCTATTTCTTGATCGTTCATTGTACTAAAGATGAGAATTCTTTACATTTCTTGATACATGCTTCCGACGCCGCATCTACCATACTACGGATCGTCTCCGGTGTTGCACCTTTGGAAGCCACACGCAGTACGCCTACCGTATCATGCGGATGTTTCTTGTAAAAGGCCACGTAAGTTACTTCTTTTGCTAAAAATCTCTGATACAATTCATATTCTAGTAACTTGCCAATCGTATAATCTCCCTGCATCGGTATGGTGATCGTTCCAATCGTATAGTCTCCCGTAATGGTGACGTCAAAGCAATCTTCCATCGTTGTCATGGAAGGTGCAATTGTAACGGACTTGGCACACTGTTCCAACTGTAAAATGAGAATCGTAGAGGAGAGTGTTAACAATTGCTGATTGGTAAAGACGCCAATCGTTTCCAGAATGAAATCAAAGGAATTGGGGATGACGTAGCGTTTCCCATCTAGAAAGTCCCAATCTTCTTTGGTAATGAGACGTTCCTTTTCACCCCATGCACGTTCCGATGCCTCTACGTCCTTGGTGCATCCATAGGAACATGTGGCAACAGAATTATAAGCACCACACTGATTGGACGTTCCAATGCTTGTCTTGCACGTAAAGGAGATTTCTTCGTCTGGCCGAAGACGTAGCCAATCAATATAGCGCTCCGTCTTGTCTATTTTAGTAGGTGGAAAGAGAGCAGGCGTAAAGTGTTCGGTGGTGACGTAAATGAGATGCGTAGTATCATTCTTCTTGGTACATTCAATGGTGAGCTGCTTATTAATGTTGGTTTCGTGAATGGGGATACAGGAAAGGCGAAGCTTAATCATTTCATTGGTAAAGCGTGACGTATTGGTGTGAATGACGCAATCTTCCGGCTTCATGACTTGAATGGGAATGTTGCCGATCAAGGTACGGCGAATGGCATTGGCGAAGCTTTTATCTACGCCAGACAATTGGAAATGGAGGATACCCTTTTCTTCTTTTCCTGCGAACTTCATTCTTTATAGTAATAGGTATTATTTTATATCAATTTTTTGGTCATGTTATTC